ATCTCCCAGAGACTCCACAAAGAAGAAAAAGGGAGCTCCAGTAGTCAAACCCATATTTCTCCATGAACCACTTGAACATTTTGTAGTCTGGATTTTTATCGAGAGCAATATAAGATCCAAGATAATCGAGATAATTCCAATTTCTTCTATTGGAATTTATTCGTGCAACATCCATGAGAGTAAGCCCCTCTATGACTTGGTAGTAATATTCAAGATTAAGGATCTTGCATGACTCAAGCCGATGCTGACCCTCAACAACTTCATGCTTTTCATTAACCTGAGCAGGCTGGGGAATATATTTCTCCTCCATGCTCTTCATCAGGCTTCCTAAAAAAGGTTTACTGATGGGGCGGTTTCCCGTGATGAAGGAAAATTTATCATATTCCTTCGTTTTTAATATTTCATCCATAATATTTTCTCCTTATGGTTTTGTGTAGTGCAGCTAAATCGTGTAGGAAGATCTTTAATAATTTTCTCATAACCCTTCTTTGATCACGTACTCTTCTAAGCGTTGATGCCATTTATCTTTATAATTTTCAAACATATGGTCTTGAAGATGGAACTGTTGAAAATATCCATCACGGCTGCACATTAAAATGTAGCCTTGGCTAATATTTGTTCCAAACATATCATTATGTGCAAGAGCGTAAGCTGTAAGCTGAAGATAATAATCCTCAATCCATTCTTCTTTTTTAGGTTTGTTGGTTTGTTTAAAATCAATGATGGCTGCTTTACCGTCAAAGAGACCTACGACATCTGTCGTTCCTGCATAAAGAGGAGTTTTAGTAGGGCTATATCCTGTTAAATTTACTTCGCACCCCCATACCTCATCTAAATTATGAAAAGCTCTTCCAATAATAATATTTGCCATTTTACGCGCGCGACGTCCTACGATAGTATCGTTATAATATTTCATATTACCATTATCCAAGATATATTTTTCTAAACATTTATGAAGAGCCGTTCCTACAGCTGCAGCATCATCCCTGATTTTTTCTGCTTGTTTTTTCCCTACGCGCTCTGCCCATTTTTTTAAATTTTCAGATTTTTCTAAAGGTTGAGTCACTTTAAGAATGGTAGTAACAGAAGGAACTTTTATTTTTCCAATTTTATATAAACGTTTAATGCCATCTAAACGTTTAAATTTTTTATATTTATATTTTTTAACTATTTTCATCGTATTTTGACTGCTGTAGTTATTATATCGTTTTTATATTCTCGGCTGCTTTTACATTTATTACAAATTCTATTTCCAATTCCCCAACTATCAAATATATTTCCACACGGTAGACATTTTCTTTTTGTCCATGTAACTTCTTTTTTTTCATTGTAATAGCTATTTGGTTTTTCTTTTATATAAGCCATTTCTTCATATCCTCTCCTAGTACTTGTGTAGCTAGATTAATTTTATTGCGCAGGCTTTTAACTATTTTTTCATCTACTGTTCCTTTGGCAATAATATCAATATAAGTAACTTTTTCTGTTTGACTAATCCGATGGGCGCGGTCCTCGGATTGCATTCTTATTTCCAAGTCATAACTGTTACTATAATAAATAACCGTGTGACTTGCTGTTAAGGTTAAGCCATATCCTCCAGTTTTAGGATTAGCAACCAGGAAGCGTAAATCAGAATCTTTGTCTTGAAATCTATTAACTATTTCTTGCCGTATTTTTGGATCTGTATCACCGTAAAATGTAGTTACAGAATCTGTTCCATAAATTTTTTCTAAATTCTTCGCAATTTCTTTGATATCGTAACGATAAACAGCCCAAATAATAATTTTACGATCATTGGTTTCTTCTAACAATGCCAAAAGTTCGGTAATCCTATTATTTTTTATTGATTTAACTTCTTGTGCGTTGTCTGTTTTTACGTGCCCACATGTTATTTGATGAAGGCGCACTAATTGAGCTAATGCTGTGACAGCAGACATTGTTTCTCCTTTTTCTAATGTAGCGACTCCATATTTTTTCATTTCCATGTAAGCTTGTTTTTGTTCGGGAGTTAATTCAATATTCCGTTTTAAATAAATCTTTTCAGGCAAGTCTAAGCATTCTTCTTTCAATATTCGAGTAGAAAAGGATGATAATTTTTGATTTAACTCGTCCAAACGTACATATTTTATCACTTGATCAAAGGAATGTCGCCCTGGTAAATTAATTTTTCTTGTGATGGTATAACGTGACTTGAAAGCATAATAAGATCCGAAGTCCAGTAAATAAGGATCAAGAAAATAGCACTGAGCATAAAGATCTAATGGAGTTTTAGTAACTGGCATTCCTGTTAGGATTCGTTTATACTTAGCGAGATCCCTCATTTTAATAATGTTTCGGGTTCTAGTAGCCTTAGGATTTTTAATAGTAGTGGATTCATCAATAACTAATAAGGCCCGATGCCCAAGTAAAAATTTATAAGTTATCTCTGCTCCTCGTTTTGTGCTTAAAGCTTCTACATTTATTATAAATATAACAAGATGCTCGTTCAAAACAAAAAGTTCTTGAATAATTTTTTGTTGTTTCTTAGTTTTCTCGGAAGACCATACGATAGAGCGATAATCTACATGTTCGGGCATATGAGCTGGAATTTCTAAACTATCCCAGTTTCCCGTGATACTTTTAGGGGCAATAATGAGAGCTCCGTTGATTTTCCCTCGATCATATAAAACAGCTATATTATCTATGATAATTTTGGATTTACCTGTCCCCATATCCGCAAAAATAGCATAGTTTTCCTTTTCCCACGACTTTTTTAAAATATCTAACTGATGCCCATAAGGCCTCGTTTTAAACTTATATTTCATGTGTCTTCCTTAATTTCTATTTCTACATATAAAAGATTGCCAAAAGGAATGCAATAGATTAATAAGGAAAAATCTATTAGAAAGAATAGAAATATGTCAGTTTATGTAGTCCAAGAGGTTCAAGGGAGAAATATTTTAAGTGCCCAGGAATATGGCCAATTAAAATTATTATTGCCCGAGGGTAATCAAATTGTCTTAAGTTCTGGCCCTACGGTTAGAAAACTCAAGACAAAACTAAAAGATTTTTGTGATGATGATTATCTTTTATTAATGGGAGACCCGGCAGCCATTGGTATTGCCTGCTCGGTTGCGGCAGATATTAACCGCGGTCGATATAAATGCTTGAAATGGGATAAGATCGAGGCTACATACTATCCCATAGAAATAGACCTATATAATAGGGAGGAGTAGAAATGAAGAACTTGATACAAGAAATGGAACAAGAGGTTGTTCAAAAAATTGGATCTATAGGAGATAAGGTTTTATCTGCTTTAGGAACTAAATGTACAGAGCTCTTGGACATACGAGAACAATTAGCAGACCTGGATCAACAAAAGAAACAGTTAAGCGAAAAGGAATTTAAACTTGAACAAGAAGAAATTCCTGCAGTGATGGAAGAAAATAATTTGACTTCTTTAAAATTAAAGGATGGTCAAAATATAGAAATCGCTGAAACTTATCATGCTTCTATTCTCGTTGCTGATAGAGAGTTTTGCTATAAATGGTTAAAGGATAATGGACTTGATGATATAATAAAAAATCAAGTCTCTGTTTCTTTTGGTCGTGGCGAAGGAGATCATGCTACGGACTTAAGACAGAAGTTAGAAGGACAAGGTTTGGCGGTGGATCATGAACAAAATATTCATCCTCAAACTTTAAAAGCGTTCGTTGGGGAGCGTATCCGTGAAGGCGAAAAACTTCCTGATGAATTTGGCGTATTCATACGCAAAAAAGTGAAAATACGACAATAGACAACCGAAAACCGTAAGGAGGCAATATGGTAGTCAGAAAAAGAAAAGCCTCTAAAGCGCCAGTGAAGACGCAACAAAATCTTCCTGCTGCTCTTGGAGCAAGTGACTTCGAGTCGATAGCGAAAGCTGGACTTGAACATGTCACTCACGATGACCTAGCAACCCCTCGCATTAAGGTTCTTCAAAAAATGAGTCCCGATTTAGACTCATTGGACAATGCGAAACCAGGTATGTTTTTAGAAACTGTCAGCAATAGAGTGTTTGATGGCAGCAAAGGCATGTTGGTTATTCCTGTTGCTTATCAAAGACAATATACTGAATGGCAAGATAGAGGCCAAGGGAGTGGAGCTCCTGTGGCCGTTTATGATGCCAAGAGTGATATCTTGAGCAAAACAACTCGGGATGATCAACGCAAAGATAGATTAGAGAACGGTAACTACGTAGAGACCGCCGCTAATCACTTCGTACTTATTGTTGATGATGAAAAAACGGGCATAGGTCAACCAGCTGTTATTACCTTGAAGTCTACTCAATTGAAAAAGAGTAGAAAATGGAATTCAATGATGTTGAATTTAAAAATTCAAGGTTCTAATGGGCCGTTTACTCCACCGTCTTATAGCCATCTTTATCGTATTAGTACGGTTAAAGAAGGTAATGACTTTGGAGAATGGTTCGGTGTAAATATTGAAAAGGAAAAAATTCTAGAAAATAGAGGGCTTTTCAATACTGCTAAAGAATTCGCTGATAGTATTAATAAAGGTGAAAAAATAGCAGTACCCGAAGACCAAGAAAATATAATCTCCGAAGACAAACGAGTCTTTTAAGGGGGGAAGAGGGTGGTTTAAAAACCACCCTCTATTTAAAAAAATGTGGGAGAAATTTAAAGAAATTTTTGAAGGGCTGGAGAGAGCCTATGGACAATATAAAAGCGGAGATCCTAAATCCAATGGGAAAGTAGGTGGAGAATCTTATATTGTCAAAAAACCAGTTAATAATATTTTATGGAAAAAACATCTAGAAGGAGAAGAACCTTCATTAGGAATAATTCCTATTACTGATGAGTCTACATGTAAATGGGGTTGTATAGATGTTGATAATTATCCTTTGGATCATAAAGAAATAATAAAAAAAATACAAAATTTACATTTACCTTTGATAGTATGTCGGTCTAAAAGTGGGGGTGCCCATTTATTTTTATTCACAAAAGAATGGATTACAGCTTCACTGATGCGTGATAAGCTTATGGAATGGGCAGGAAAATTAGGGTATGCGGATTGTGAAATCTTCCCTAAACAAATTGAAATTAGAGCAGATCGTGGCGATACTGGGAATTTTCTTAATCTTCCTTATCATAATGGTGATGACACTACTCGCTACGCTTTTAATGTTGATGGCACGGCTGCCGTCTTGGATCAGTTCTTTTCTTTATATGATGAAAAATCAATTGGAAAAAATGATCTCTTATCTTTTAAGATAAAAAAAGAAATAAAAGAAAGTGATTTTTCCGATGGTCCCCCGTGCCTTGAAACATTGGTCGAACAAGGGATTGAAGAAGGTGGCCGCGACAATGTACTTTATCAGTATGCTGTTTATGCGAAGAAAAAATGGCCAAAGAAATGGCAAGATAAAATTTCAGCTTTTAATCATAAATATATAAAAAATCCTTTAGGCCATCAGGAAGTTACCAAAACTGTTAATCAACATGAAAAAACAAATTATCAATATAAATGCAAGGATCAACCTATGTGTAAGGTTTGTGTCAGTGATGTGTGTGTTACGCGACAGTTTGGGATCGGAGGAGAAGGAGAAAGTAAAGTGAATGATTTAACCAAATTACAAAGTGATGGGGAATCTATTTATTTTCTTAACGTGGATGGACGACGCGTTTGTTTAACTACACAAGATCTTACTAATGAAACAAAATTTCATGATGCGTGTGTAGAACAAATTAATATATGGCCTAAGCCTAAAGGAAAAAAAGATTGGCGATTACATGTCCAAGACCTTTTACAACATTGTCAAACGGAGCATGTCTCTAAAGCAATGACAAGAGAAGGGCGCTTTGAAGCACATCTGGAAGATTTTATTTTGGAACAGGGACAAGCTGATGATCTAGAAGAGATCATGAGTAATAGAGCCTATCGCGACGAAAAAGAAAATGTAATTTATTTTCGTTTAAATGCATTAGAGAATTTTTTACGTCGGCGTAATTTTCATAATTTTAGCAAGACAAGAATGATTAATGTTATCAAAGAAAAAAGGAAAGGTGGAGATACACAAAAGAGAATTGGTAAAAAACAGGTGTATGTATGGTGGATTCCTACTATCGAGAACGATGAAACTCCCTTAAAAATAAAATCGATGGAAAAACAACGGGTATTTTGATCTTATAGTATTTGGCGGAAAACAGCCAATTTTTTTCTTGTTTTAAGGTACCCTCAGTGCGTTTTTAAGACATGGGTGGTATCATTGTATCCCCTTTTTTCACCTTTCAAAATATTTATCAATAAATTTTTTTCCAGGCCTTTCTTATTTCATCTAAAAGGGGGTCGGTTTTTTCAAATAAAAGGGGGTCGGTTTTTTCAAATTCACTAAACCACTCCTTATTATTGGCATAATTTAATTCTTCTAAAATATTAAATAATTCAGGAAAACTTGTGAACTGCTCCTTAATTCTCTTAGGATGATTCTTCCATGAATTTAAACGTGAATGATCTATTTTTCTAACTCTATTCATAGATAAATTCAAAAATGCTGGAACTTTATTTTTTTCACTAAAATTACAAAAATCGTCACTATATTTAAAATTAAAAATTTCTCCTAATTCTTTTTGTATTTTGTCAGGATATTTTATTAAATCCTCATACTTTAAAATTTTAGCACCTTTGATATTTTTATATGCTTCAAAAATTTTATTAATCCCAGGATCATTTTTTGAAAAATTATTTTCTTCAACATGATAAGTCGACTCATAACCAATAAAATAATCATCTGGAAATGAGCTGTGTATACTTGTAATTATAGATCTTAAATCTCTAATCATAAAAATACATTTTAAGTTCTTTTGCCGAATATTTGAATCCATTATTTTTTTTATATCCAAACAATCAAAGGGGCGTTTAGTAACATATGATCCTTCTAAATGTAAAATATAAGCTGCTGACATTTCTCTATCAAAAAAATTATAATTTTTTACATAACTAGCAAGCAAACTATAAAGTAAACTTGTCCCAGATCGTGGAAAACCACATATAAAAACATGTTTTTCTTTTGTCATCCTCTTTATTTATTTTTATTTTCAAAATATTTATCAATAAGTTTTTTTCCAATATAAATAATTCCTACTAGAACAAGAATGAAGAAGGCATCAATGAACCATGGGAAATCAGTATTGAGTTTTATTCCCCCGACATCAAGTCCTGTGTCTTCGTGTTGTTCCACGGTCAGCACGCCATCGTCAACGGTAATTGTTTTGCTATCCGCATATGCTTTATTCATTAGTTATTTTTTTTCATTAGTTCACTCAGCTCATGCGCACGGTTGGGTGTTTGCTTCGCCCACCTGGAATCCAACATCTCGCAGCTGGCATCAAAATATTTGCCTTGTCGCAAATATTTCCACATATTCTTAAATTTGGAACATCCCCCAACCCCAAGCTGAAAAATCATCTCCACGATGCATTCCTTCGCTAAATCAGGAAGTTCTATATCATGACAAAGTTTATTGGCTCCATCAATGGCCCGGTTTAAATCGGTAATGAAAACACGGTGCAATTCTTCCTCTGAATATTTTTTACCTTCTTCCCAAATTTCATCTTTGGTGCAGAGGTGGCCCCACCCAATTGTTTTATGATTTAATGAATCGAGGTAAACGGTGTTCTTAAAACCTTCATGGACCTTGATTCGTGCTTCAAGATTTTTATAGTCAGGCATAGGGCCTCCTTACATTAATGTAGAATAAATTGCTTTCAGCAATAATCCCAGCACCATGAAACTCACTGTCCAAACAATCTTAAAAATAGTATCTATCTTACTACTCATATGCGACATATGATTGTCCAATTTCTGATTAATGAGACGAATATCCCCTTTGATCTTTATGATGTCCTCTCGGTTCGCTGTTATTTTTTCTTCGGCCATTATTTTCTCATAAAGTATTTCATCATATTGTCCCAAGCTTCAGTGCCTTTTCCAATGGTTCCCCCTAGTAAATCCTCTGCTAGAGTTGATCCTTCCGTTCCAATATCTTTTAAAAATTGTACGGGTGCAGATTCTTTCGCTTTTTGTGCGGCAGCGTTAGCCCAATTCCATAACTTTAGAGGGGTAGGAGTAAAAATATTTCCTACAAGTGACCCCCAATCCGTAATTCCAAGTCCTTCACCTTTATCGGGATCTCCTTGCGCCCAGCCTTCCTGGAACGGGTTTATTTGAGCGAGTCCTCCACCAGGCAAATCTCCAATATGAAAGACGCCTGGATTCTCAAAACTTGCGAGACCTTTCAAATCTCGGAGAAAATCAGGATTGCTTGGATCAGTGTAGGTAGTTGGTCCTGTTCGTCGCCACTTGTCGGAGCGTAGCATGCTTGCTGCTTCCCCGCTTAAAAGCGGTGCGCCGAAATCTCTTCCTTTCGTCCCAAGCATTTGATTAATTAATATTTGATACATGTTGCGCGTATCTTCTGGATCTCTAGTCATAGCATCCATAGCAACGAGCTGATCCTTGACTCCGCGCACAGCGTTCCAATCTGGGGTTTCGCCTAAACTATTTATTAAGTCAATCGCGTCTTGTTGAGTTCTTACTTCTGGTCTTCCAGACGTTGCTGCGTGTTCCGTTACTGTAGGATAATCAGTAGAAGGGCCGCCGCTATAGCCAAGTCCTGTATCTGTATCTTGAATAACCCTTCCGCCTACAATTACTTTTCCCATTATTCTTTACCAGGTGTCCAGTCTTCAGACTGTTTTCTTAATTCTTCCTTAAGTTGCTGCAATTTGTTCCAGTCTTCGCTTCCTCTTTCAATCAGCCGTTCCTCTTTGAGAACGCTGTCAAAATCGACGTCTTCATGCAACATCCTCATCTCATTTTCATCGAGATAGTAAGGCTTGATTTTGTCTAATAAACTATGCCACATCTCTTTAGGAAGATTTTTTAGAATTCCACTTATGTCCTCGTTCATTTCTGTTATGCCTTCACGGTAAGGAGTGACTTCTTCTGTGAGTTTATCTTGAATTTGGGTACGTTCTAATAAAGATTGAGTATTTTGTCTCTCTTTAAACTGTAATTGTTTCATCATAAATTCTATCATCTGTTCAGCGTTATCCGATTGGTCCGTGGGCAGCGTTCCAAGAGCAACCTGGTCAGGGCTAAAGGAAGCTTTCTGTCCTATTATCTCCGAGGTCCCCGGCTCAAAAACCTTTCCTTGTTGTTCTTCCATGTGTTGTTTGGTCTTGAATCCTTGCATCATCCGCATGGTCTCAGCAGCCTCGTTGCCGAACTGCTGTTCGAATTTGGTTGGATTTTCATTGAACATTTCCATTAAATAATTCATCATCATTTCCTGCTGCTGGTTATCGCGCATGTATTCGATGATGCCTTCATCTTTTAATACTTCTCTTTGGGATTGATACTGATCCTCTGGTGTTCGTTGTCTCTGTTGGTTCCAATAAGGCCCGTCTCCATGGGGCATCCCTGAAGAATAACCACGCGGCTCTATTTTTTCTGTCATTGTCAACTCTTCTTCGAGTCGCTCGCCCTTGTCCTTGGCTTTCACCATTTCCTTTATTTTTATAACATCTGTAATTGCCATTAAAGTACCCTTTGCTTAAGTTGCCGTGGTGCATTCATAATTCCGCCTTCCGCTCTCCTGGCAGCAATCATTTGTCCAGTCGTATCATATGGAAAGAAGCTGGTATACTGTTCTTCGGTCACCTGTCCTCCAGGGACAGCTGCCGTTTCTACCGCCGCGCTCATGTCGAATGGTGGCGTTGTCTCGCTCATGTCGAATGGCGGCATTGCTATGTTCTGGTTCGCGAGCTGCGATTCAGGAACAACTGCTGGAATATTCAATTTTGATTCATTATATGTAGGAGAATTTTCAGGTATAAGTTCAGTTTTTTCTGGTTTATTGGGTGTAACACGTTCAGTAGGACTATCTACAATAATTGGGTCTTCTGTGAAAACTCCAGCAGGAAGTTTAATTCCATTGTTGAATAACCATGTTCTTATAAAATTAGCTTGATGGTCTGGAAGCTTTGTAAAATAATTAACCTTGTCTTTCTGCAGTGGAGCAATGTCCCTGGCGAGTATATCCGCGATATCAGGGTTGGAAAATCCCTCAAAGTACATATCCTTGAATTTTTTGAATTGAACGGCGCTCGCAGCTCTAGATAATAGGTAAATAAGCGTATTTTGCCCGCTGATACGACCTTCTCTCCAAGCACGCATTACAGAAGTCATAGTACGTGGACTCGAGCCAGTCATCATTTCAATTCTTTCCATCCATGGGAATGACCTCAGAGCCGCTCCGCCCGGATCGGGAGCTGTGAGCATCACCACATCATAAGCATCCACTACCGTTTTAATTTTTTTAATTTGATTAGGACTAAAAATAATCTCCAAGGCCCGTTTCCCTGCAGGACTCTCCATCCAATTGAGAACAACCTTTGGATCTTCAAGATTTATTTTATCCCCTATATTCTGCCAGACCATTTTACGAAACATGTTGAGGCGTGTTTCTTGTACAGGATTGCCTGCCACATAATTTGACTTTACACGATCAGTTAAGACGCGCATCAAATTTGGCTCCTTCAAAGCTCTTTTAATAAGATCATTAACATTATAGATAAGATTTTCTTGGATCTCGCCTCGAATGGCTTCTGGAACCTTGGCCATCTCTACGCCGGCAATATCCTTATTTACAATGTCAATAATAGGTCGAAGTTTTTCTTTTACGAATTCTGTCTCAACAGTTTGAACTCTGCTCTTTAAAGTTTTAATCCGGTCCGCTAATTTTTGGGATGTAGCGGCGGCATCGGTAAGGGAGGCCTTGATACGTGGAAACTGATCTAATATTGTAGAATTTTTATCAAGCCACGCAGTTAATCTTTTAGGATCTATATTTCCTTGTCGAACAACATTGGAACTAGCTAGTTTGTCCAACATGACTGATCCAATGCTATCAAAAAGCTGCTGCTTCTCTATTGGATCTTTTATATTCTGATATATCTTTGCCAAGGAATGAGCATCGTCAGCACTTTTCAGGAATTCACTCGCAATCATTTCATCATTAATGTAATAGTCCCCCGAACCAACTTGTTTTCGTTGAATCCTAAAAGCGGCGTTTTTGTAAAAAATATCTCCAACGTCTTTTTTATAATTTTTAAAGAATGCAGATAGTTTAAGCCCCTCTCTTCCCGGAATTGTAGCGGCGGCATTCTGTAGAAAATCAAATAATTTTTTTTGCGTTAAAGAAAACCCATGTATAATTTCCACATGTCATAAATGCTCGGTGTTCCTTCAAACGTCAGAAGATTTTTAATAACATCAGGAAGATTTTCTCTGGTTTTTAAAACTTCTTTCTCAAAAGTAGTTTCTTCTCTGGTTACTCCCCAGATGCCTTCCAATATATCATCTTTCAGGGTTTGAAAATTATGGATAGGGGTATTTTTTCCTACCGTTTGAATAATCTCGGTTGTATCGCGGTAAGGCTGTTTAGCGTCATTAAGTAACTCCACCAAAGTTGTGCGAAGATTTTTTCCTGTTGCAATTTTATCGGCCTGAGTAATAGTGGGCAATGTTTCTCCAGCTAGAGTTTGCAGAGCTGTTCCCGTTGCTTCAATTTCTTCCTTAAATTGATTAACCTTAAGAATATTCCCGGTGAGATGATCAACAATATAGGTTGGTGCATCTTTGTCCGTTGTAAACATGGCTTCATAAAAACTTGCTACTTTGTCTATATTGGATTGCTTCCTATTTATAATCTGTCCGAGACGTTCTCCTGAAGCTCTATTCTCCATGGATAATTGACTTTGTTTCATTGTCGCGGATGGAGCAATTTCAGCTATGCTTAATTTTAGTCGGGCAGCATCAAGGGCCTTCATGATTGCATCGTCGCTTAAGCCCTGGGCCCGTAGTGATTTTTCATAGGCAATTAAAGCTTCCGCTCCTAGCGTGCCTACATCAAAGGTTTTCCCTAATATTTCCACGGGCTTAGTAGGATCGGGATTATTAACTGCCATTGCCCAAAGAGTTTCCATAATGGCCTCTTCCTCCATTCCTTCATCTCTCATCGATTGCTTAAGAGCATTGATGGCATCTCCGTGAACAACATTACTCTTAATTAGAATTGCTGTTTCTCGTGGGAGCACAGATGCAGGATCTTGACGTGCTATATGAAATTGTTCCTTTAATTGTTCAACAATTTTTTTATCAACTTGTTTTTCTATGCTTCTCATAAATTGTTGTTGTTGTGTTTTTGTTTTAAGGCTTAAAAGCTTATTAACCAGTTGGCCGCCGTATTTAATGACCAATCCTCCTGGTGCTTTCGTCACCATGATATACCCTAGATTTCCTACCCCTATGGCAATTGCCGGAGCTGGAAAAGCGCCTACCATGATGCCTCCCATTTCTGCCAGATTGGTAAGGACGGGATGTTCTTTTTTAAATTCATCCGTTAAGCTTCGTTGAACACCGTATAGTCCTGTTCCTCCTCCTATAGAAAACATCAAATCCATTTGAGCAGCTTTCAGAGGATTATTCGCAATCCAGTTCATGTAATCTTGAACTCCTGCTTTTACACTTCCTTTAAACCCAGATTGTATTTTAGAGGGATCTACCTGCCATTCCCAACGAGTGCTTCCTCCTGGTCCTCTCACCGCCACTAATTTTCGTGAGCCGGGCCATCCTCTCACAGCTGCAAGACTGGAAGGAAGAAAAACTGATGAACCAAATCCTGCAATATGGCCAGTTGTTCTGGCCCATTTTTCCCATTCATTCTGAGGCATGTCAATATTTTCCAATTCCGCCATGGTCAATCCAAGTCGCTTTGCTTTTTGATCAGGATTTTCCCACATGTAGAGGGACCCTCCCATATAGCCGACCTTTCCTTTATTAATCATATCCACAAATTGAAAAATCTCCTCGTCTTTCCATCCAAGATCAAATGTATCCGAGATTCCTTGGGCAACTTGCTGGACTACCCAGTCCGGCATCACCATTAAACTTTCAACATACCCTTGTGAAAATTGAGAAAGAACTCCCACGGGCGTTGCTCTTCTTCCGATCGCATATCCTTCCGGGTGACGAGTATCTTTTTTTTCTGTCATCGCCGCCGAGTCATCAATTGCATCTTGGTCGGCTGCTACATCTACTATTTTTTTATCCTTTTTATATTGGGCTGAAATGAAAGGAATTTTAGTAGCGATCCTTTCTTTTAACTCTTCACTTTGTAATGCTTCTATGGTTCCTGGAGGCAGGTTCATTCCCGCTCCCGTAACGGGTGGCGGGTTAGGATTATAGGAAACCTTTAAGTCTGGATTGTCCGTTGATACCCATTGACCATTGGGATTTTTAACGAGTGTTCTGCCGTCGTTTAATTTAATTGTTTCATTTGCATTTTGTTTAGTATCAGTTTTAACATCATAAACATTAGGATAATCTTTAGCCATATTATTCTATGCCCTTCGCCGGTTCTACGTCTCCACCTGGCTCCCATTGAAGCATAAGGCCCTTTTGTTGCGGAAGGGTTAATTGGTTAAAATATTCTTCATCAGCTGCATCCCAAAGTTTAATTGGATCGTGGCTCGTTCCAGTTGGAATGGCTCCCATGGTATACCACGGAGTTCTCTCTATTTGCAGTGAAGCTCTTTCATACGCGAGAGCGTTTTGAATGTATCGCATCATTTCATTGAATCGCACAAAGGCCACCTTAGGATCTCGCCAAAATTTTGTTCCTTCAGGGACAATCTGCTTGATCATTTCCTGTTCGGCAACAGGAAATCTTGGGTTCAAGGCCAAGGCTTGAATCATAGCACGCGTGAAAAGCTCCATTTGTTGCTTTCCTCTTTCCGTTTCAAGAAATAATGCCCACTGATCCATTCCAGCCGGCAGAATCGCGAATGTCCCTGTTATAAGGGATTTAAACCATCCTTGAGGCCCAACGACTTCTTGTAGTCGTGTTATGATATCCTCTGCAACAATATGCGCCCAGCTTAAATGCTGAATTCTTGTATTTATATCCTCCACTACCTTTGGTGGAAGTTCCATTAAGACCTGTTGAGGAGGGTCCATTTTTATTGCGTATGGGTTGATAACATCCCTTGTAACTTCTTCCCCGTCAATTATTTCGGTTATTGTTTCAACGGGTTTTACTTCCGCGATGTAAGGGAATTCCCCTTTATGGTCCGAAGTTAGAAGAGTGAGTTCTTTTGTAGTTGTGTCCAGTGAAAAAATTCTTCCATCGGGCTGAGGGATCAATTGAATCTCCCCGTCCACGAGTTTCACCGCGTGGTTTTTAAGTTCCGCCTCCGTTGGGAGTTCCTTTTTTCCGTCTTGAGTTTCTGTTTCTCCCCAGTTATTTGCTCTTAAGATTTCAATCATGTCCGCGATTTTATGATCACGGGCCGTCTTTACAGGTCCACTGTGAAGCTGTTGAACTTTTCCTGAAACTTTTTCTTGCATCCATACTTCCCCATTATTTACAGGGAGATTTTGCTTAGCCGCTTCGTCATCTGAAAGAACATTCCAGTTAGGAGATGGAGTTTTGAATCCTATTAATTCTTCTACTTTTCCTGTGATATTATTACGCTGATATACTTCCCCGTTTGCGACGTTCTTTTCTCCCACAAAAGTTGACGCTTGCTCTCGGCTTAAAGTTGTCCATGTTTGAGGCAATTCATTAACGCCAAATATTTGTTTTGTTTCCTTATCTGTTTTATTTTGTGACCAGACTTGTCCGTTCTCTACAGGGAGTCCTATCTTTGCGGCTTCTTCTGGGGATAAAACCTCCCAGTTCGGAGAAAGATCCATTCCTACGAGTTTAGTCACTTGGTTAGTACCCTCATTTCTCTGCCATACTTGCCCTTTTGTGGTATCCAGTCCCTGGGCAGCGGCTTCCTTCGTAGATAAAATGCTAAAGGAATCTTTAGCTGGAATACGCGCTTGAACAGCACTTATTTCCTGGTTAATCTTATTTCGGCGCCATACTTGCCCTTCATCCACCGGTAATCCTGCGAGAGTAGCTTCCGCATCGCTTAAAATTTCAAATTGCGCGAGATGTTTCAATTGGGCATTCATATCTGAAATAAATGCCTGCCCCATGAGATTTTGAAAATTTTCTACGTCATCTTCTCTCATTTCCGCTGCGCTCGCGGCGACTTGAGCTCCTCGAGCCGTTTCTGCTTCCCGGATAGGTTGCCCTCGTCCTAGCCATTTTTCCAATCCTTCTTCAAGAACAGGAAAGAATTGGCCTTCTTCGGATCGACCCGTCAAGAGATTCAACCCCAACATGATGTCGTTCCAAAATTTTTCCTTTTGATAATTTGTTTCTGGATACATTTTTCCAGCTGCTTTCTCATAGTAAGCAGGTTCATGAACCGGATAGATTTGGGAAATGCCTTGAGCCGCATATTTCATACGATCCGCGGCACTTGCTTCTCCGGTAAAGGTCATTTCGGAAGGAATATCAAAGCCTGCTATTCCTGAACTCTCCTGTTCGGTTGTTCCCCCGTACATCTGTGCTAGGAGTTCTTCGTTTGTCATTATTATACTAAGCCTAGATTACCAATCCCCATTCCTGGGTATTGACCTGTTAATCCTTGATAGCCTCTGAGTCCCAAGATGCCTGCTCCCATCGCTGCCGCGAACGGGCTTTGCTGGTAGAGCGGTCCGCCTGGCACGGCTTGTCCCACCGTTGCCTGTGGCATGCCTTGAAGAATATTGGCTCCAAAGCCAACACGGCTATACGGTTCCTGCTGTTGGGCAAGAATATTGGCCCTTGCAACATCGAGTCCTGTTTGACCCATGGCTTGTTGCTGTTGGCCGACGCCCGCCAAGGTTTGAACATCCGCTCCTCTCATGCCTTGTTCCTGTGCTCCTAGATTACCATACAATTGTCCCAGTCCAGCGTATCGCTGTCCCATGGTTGCAAACTGCTGTCCTGCGGCCACTTGCCGTTTGGACGCGGCTTCTTGCGCGGCCATGGCTGATGCCAGGGCTTGCTGATAGTTTCGTGATTGATCTTCTGTAATTCGTCGTGTCTTGATGTCCTGTAAATTTCGTCCGAGCTCTGCTTGCTGAACCCCGTATCGACTCCCTCCAAAAGCTCCTGCGCCGATTGCACCGGCTGCTGTTTGCTGTTGGGCGAGCTGTGCCTGACGATCCATTTCCTTGATGGCCTCTTGCGTAACAAGTTCGGAATAGGGATCTTCAAATGCTTTGATGCCCGCTGCAGTTGGGGCAAATTGTTGTTGTCCGGCCAGTAAGGCCGCTTCCCCTCGTCCCAAGGCTTGTTCGGCCATAGGCATTGCCGCCTTGGCCTGTGCCATCATAGGCGCATATTGGCCGATGCCCTGCTGGGCGAGTGCGAAAGCATCTAGCTGTGGCTGTGTGAAGGCCGCGAGCTGCTGTGCTGGAACGGGTCGTTGCTTTTCTAAAAGTCCTGGTATGGCCGCTCCCCCTTCAGGGGTATACCCGAATAGGGTATTGTAAAGCTGCTGCATCCGCTCTTCTTGATACGGTGCATAGCGATTAATGTTAATATACTCTGCCATTAGGACCTTCTTTCAAACTGATTCATTAAGTCATACATTTTTCTCGTTCCGGATGCGCGGCTTCCGCCTCCAGCTCCTTTGACTGCATCAGCTGTCATGACAAATTCACCGTCACTGAGCATTGCCGGAATGTCATCGCTGGTTCCTGTTCCAGGGCCGCTGATGCCTCCTTGCTGGCGCGGGAATGCTTTCATAATGCCTCCCTCGGCAACCGGAATTACCGGATCTGGATAGGTAAGCGGAGTATCGCTGTCTAAGACATCTTCGATGACATCAAGGTTAATTTTGTATGGATATTCCTTGTCTTCCTCTCGCTGTTGCTCCAATGCCTCGTTGTACATTTTTGCTTGCTGATATTGGCCGAATCCAAGCCCTCCGACTAGTGCTGTTTGCAACGGATCTTTCATCAAATTGCCGCCTAGCATGTTTAAGATACCAGCTGCAGTACTAGGATTAGCTAATTCAAACGTCTTTTGAGCGCCATTCATAAAATTAGTAACCTGTAGAGTAAATGCTTTGCTTCCTTGGGTAAGCCCCATGTTTGTTGCCATTTCTGTTCCCTCTATAGCAGCTTTCATTTGTTCGGTTGATCCACTCCATGATGCGCCTTCCCCTGGAGTCTGCCACATTTTTTCCTTCAGTCCTGTCCACCAGTCCGGGGACCCCTTACTTTCAAACATTCCTTTGCCGCCTAAATAATCTCCTCCGAATTTTCCTCCTGCTCCCCTCGCAAAAGCATGAGCAATATCCTTGCCTCCGCCTCCTGCAAGAGCTTCCATCGCAGGCGCGGCGAGCATGCCCCAACCACCAGGAATGAACATTCCCGCGGCTACTTGAGCCCAAGGGCTTTTCATAATTTTCTTGAGTTGCTTTAAAAAGAATTCCGGCTGTCCGGTCACGGGATTCCGTGAGTTTAATTCGTTGCCGACGATATAGCGCTCCGGGTCAATGCCCATTTCACGCATGGATTCAAATAACCGTTCTTTCAATAGAGGATCTCGGTCCAATACTTCCATTGGAATAACGGTTTCGCCTTCGGTTGCGTGCACCATATAGGTGTCCTCATACCGACCTAAGCCCCCTAAGGCAGAGGCTACGTGTCTGATTGCTTCTATTCCTTGTATCTGTTGCATGTACGATCCATGTTATGTTGTTAGTGCTCCTATCATTTGATGGAGATTTGCAACCCTAATCTGAACGTCTATTTTAATCTGTTCAGCAGTGGTTGATGTTGCAGGATCGTCTACGTCTGCTTTTGCAGCTTCCTCGCTATCATACTCTTTTCCTGTAGTCGTATGATATATTTTTGTTTCCGTAGCGCATCGGATAATGGGAATTTTCTTTCCGTTAATCTCCCGGTGGCCAATGATTTTTGCTTCTTCTATAATTGCCATACTTTTGCTCCGAATTCAAGTTTTTATGCCGTTGTTCCTGCTTCTCTAAAGCGCTTGAAGTTATCAACTTGCAAGACAGCTGTAGTGACATGAACACGGTCGGCCACGTTAGCTTGTATTTTTAATACATCATTTTCTTCTAAAACTAAAGTAGATTGCCCATAAATATTGTTTGCATTAGGCGCCAGTCCTTCGATTTGAGAATTAGCACTCACCGTCAAATCACTGGACCAAACAATAATGGCATCTCCATTGCTATTATCCGTCCAGGTAATATCAACAAGAGCGTCCGATCCAGAATCATTGCATAAATGAATGGATTTAATGATAGCGGTAATATCTCCAGGACACGTATAAGCGACGGTTAAATCCGTAGTGGTAAGATCTTTACCACTATTGACATAGGAATTAGCCATTTAATGCTCCATGAACCATGATATAGCTTCTGCCTCGGCATTTATATCGTATTGATAAGTTGTATTTAAAAGTTTAACAATCTGCTCTAAGAGACGGATAACAGCATCAAATTGCGCGGGATCATACTCGGGAGTTGCATTGGGAAATCGTGTAACTTGAATTCTAGCCATTATCGCCCTCTCATTAACATACCTAGTCCACCATAAAAATATGGATTGAAACCTCCTGAAAAAAGATTTCCAAAGCTAGGCATCATGGGTTGTTGATATACATTTTGTTGCTGCTGGTTTGTCCCAAATTTGTCCGTGAGACTTGCGATTCCTTTTTCAAGAGAAGTAAGCTTGTTGTTAATATTTTTGAATTGAGAACCAAATCCTCCCATCTGTTTTCCAAATCCTCCAAGCATTTCTTGGAATCCTCCCATTTGTTCTCCGTAGCCTCCAAGCGTTTCTCCAAATCCGCCCATTTGTTCTCCGTATCCACCTATTTGTTCCCCGTATCCTCCAAGCGTTTCTCCCAATCCGCCCATTTGTTCTCCAAGACCATGAATAGAACCCATTACTCCTCTTGGCCCACCTAAGAATGGATACATTGGGTCAATACCTCCCCATCCACCTCGTGGCATTGGCATTCTCGTTTGATCAACTCGCTGTTCTAAAGGATTCATTAACATACCTAGTCCACCATTAATTCCTTGCATGTCTCCTCGTCTTTTTTGATCCGTCCAATCAGTACTTAACATTATCTTCTTCCGTCTGGTTGTAAATCGAGTCTAAAGGTTCCAAACCGCCATGTCGCATCAGTTGTATCACTGATAAATTTAACATTAGCCGTTCGGCCGCGACCTCTCACATCAACATAGGTCGTCGTTGTTTCAATAAGGGAATTAGAACTGTTGCTCGAAGCAGAGCCCGTCGGATAATTCCGATATTGCATAATAACATTAACATTTCCTGTTTGATTTTTAAAGTCTGGAATAAATTTGCTAACAGCCATAACCACTCCTGCCTGTTCATCGCTGATATCAAAGTCAGCCGATTGAACAAAAGAGGTAATAGCGGCTCCATTGCCGTTATTCCCATCTTCTTGCTTGAAGATCGCTGAGACACCATTAGAGAGTCCAGCGACAATGGTAGGGGTAACATTCGTAACAGAGTTAGGTAAATATTCGGTGGCATAAGGATTGGAGTACACTCCTCGATCAAACCAGGTAGTACGATCCATTGTGCCAACCGACCATACCTGATCCGCATAATTGTAAATTATATAGCGATTATTAAAATTAGAATAAGCTGTTGTATCGGGATAAAACCAAATGACCTCATGAAAGTCGGTATTAACTCCCGCATAAATATCATTCTGCCCAGAAGGATCGAGTGTATCAAACACATAATCCTGGACGGAACACGCAAGTTGTTTAACGGCACCAT